TGCATTGTTAGCAGTGCCTTGTTGAAACTGAAAATCAATACTGTCATAGTTAAAATCTGATGCTGCGGGGTTATTTACATTTGCATCACTAGCTAAAACTGGTTGATTATTTAAAAATAAATCTTTTAAAAACGCATTTTTATATGCTGTAGATGTTTTATCAGTAATACTATTCTTATGTGCTGTAGCACTAAGCTCTATTTCTCCTTCACTTAAAATATCAACAAGAGTAATAAAATCTATTGATTTTAAAGCATCATTTGGAAGTTTTGCGTTTTGTTGATAAATTAACTCACCATTATTTGAAGTAATAATATTATTGATTTGACTCATTGACTATTTACCACCTGTAAAGTATCTATATTTGCACTAATAGTATTTGTTCCAATTAAAGTTTCTCCATATACAATATTTATTGGAACACCCTGTTTTGAAATATTAGTCGTTCCATCAAACGTAAAACTAGGATCTTGTTCGTCACCACCAAATGTAGGTGGGGAAGGTGGTGGAAATAATAAATCTGTAACTCCTTGAAGAACTAAACTTATTCCAATCTGTATTAAGATACCTGATAATACTTTTGAAGCAGCTACTTTTATTCCAACACCAATAAATGCTGCCCCTAAACCAATAAAAAATAATTCTCCATGAACAACAGGAATTATTTTTATATCGCTTTCTGTTTGTAAATCCAATAATTCCTCTGTAATTTTTACGTTACCTGCCATTACATAATATTCTTGTTCTTTAATATGATCTGCTACTCCTTCAAAATTATTGACTAAAAAACTAAAAGCTTGTTTAGGACTTGCGACATCTATCTCAAATGTGGACTGTCCTATAAACTTTCTTAATCGACCATAAATAGTTAATTTAATCATCTACCTCTGCTGGATCTAATTTAATAATAGATTCTGTCTTTGGATCTACAAGATAAAAAGGCAAATCATTATACTTACAGCTAATTTTATCAGTATGACTAAATTCAAACAATCCATTAGGATGACTATGAACAATACCTAAAACTTCTCCTTGATCTTCACCATCTGCCCAATCTATAGGATCTATTACAAAAGATTCTTCTTTATAAGCTTTTGATATGTTTTTGCATTTCCAATATGTATGTTTACCATTTATATCTAAAACAAGACCACAACATTCTTCTGGATAACACTCTGTAGCGTGTTTATAAGCTTCTGTAGCCCATGTATTACAAGTCATTAGATAAATGTACCAGCAGCAGGGAATAAATCTCTTGTCACTATTCTTGCAGGTATTTTTTTGTTTTGCATATCTAATCTACTAACTAACTCAAACTGTACTATTTGCCTATTTTCCACTGCTTTTCTATCTATGTAATAAATTCTATCTTGTAATCTATCTGTACTGGGAGTGCCAAAAGGATTGTCGCCAACAAAATTTGCATTATCTAAAGCTGATGCTAAAGGTAAAAGTCTTGTTACTTTTGCATTTAACAAGTCATTACCAGCAGTAACAGTATTAACAACATTTAGAAAATCACTCATAGTCATAACTGTTGTATCTTTTGTAATACCACCTAAATTACTAAAAGTTAAAGTTGGTCTTGGAATTGTACCTTTACTTGTATCTTCAAACCCTTCTGCTTTTACAGCTACTCTTTGATAATCATTATTATTAAATCTTATCTGTCCAAAGTTATTTAAATTTGCACCAGCATGAAATCTAAAAACAGTATCTAAATTATTAGGATTACCAGCTGGTATATGTAAACCAACAGTAAGTTCTAATTCAAAAAGCTCGATAACAGAACTTGGATTTATTTTATTTAGTTCAGCAAAAGGTATTGCCATTAAGGTTCAAATACTTCTCTAAATGTGCATTTAAGTATAACTCTATTTAAAAAAGGCACACTTGTCGGATATGTGTTGCACACAAAGTTTTTTGTGACATTTTCATTAGGAACATTAAAAGTAAATGATGCACCATCTTCAATCCTGTCATTAAGAAAGTCAACGGCATTAGTTGATTGAGTTTGTGTAAGATCAAAAGTTAAATTAAGTGTTATAGGATTTTGATTCAATCCTTCCGTTAATCTTTGCTCAAAACCATCTCCAAAACTTACAACATTAACTGATGGTTGTCTTATAATCGTGTAATTATATTTGGGGTTAGCAATAGGAAAAGCTGCCATTAGTTTAGTAGACCTCCAACTCTTTTTTCATTGATTATTACAGCTTGAACTGCCGCTGCAAGTTGTTCTCCAAATTGATTGGCCTCTAAATCATTACTTTGAACTGAGGAACCTGTGGCATCTACGCTAATTTGTATATTATTTACTATAGAATCACCTCCACCAATTTTTTTGTTTGGAATAATAGTGCCAGCTGAACGAGGAACAAATAGCTCAGGGCCTCTTTCACCAACTACAGAAATTTTGTTAACAGGTGGTTGGCCACCATTTGCAAATAAACCTCCAAGTATTCCACCAAGAAATCCTCCTAATCCTTTTTTGTCTCCACCACTAGCACTTTTACCAAAAGCCTCTCCAAAGCCACCCAGAAGCTTGTCTAACTGAGCATCAATAATCTTGTCTCTTATGCGATTTAATACATTTGACATGGCCTCTCCAAATGATTTAGCACCAGTTATAGCTTCCCTTAAATTATTTTTTATACTGCTTTCAATTTCTTCACCTATCTCAGTCATTTTTTGTTTTAGCTCATCAGCTTTCTTTTTGTTTTCATCTTGAAGTTTTCCTTGCTCTTCAATTTTTTTATTTTGTTTGTCTATTTCATTTGTTTTGTTAATTTCATCATGTAATCTATCTCTAAGAACTTTGTAGTTTTGATGTTCTAACTCTAATTGTTTTGTAAGTGAATTTATTGCCCTTTTGTTGTTATTTTGTTCGGCTGTAGCAAGTCGTCTAAGAATATCAAACCTTCTTTGATCTACTTTGGCCATTTCAGCCCTAAGTGCTATTTCATTTCCATCTTTAAGAGCTTTATTAAATTCTCTCTGTTTTCTTGTTGCTTCTACTAATTTTGTCGCTAAAGCTCCAACACCAACAACAAGTAAACCTATGCCAGTTGTTGCAATTGCAATTTTCAAAGCTCCAAGTGCAAGAGTTACTTTTCCTACACCACCAGCTGCCAGTAGTGAGGCTGCTTGCATACTTGTAAAACCACCAGATGCAATAAGACTTTGAACTCCGACCATATTTAATTTTGCAATCAAAGCCGTAAATACACCTGTGACTATTGGAATACCTACCGCCAAAAGTTTTGCAGCAGCAGCAATCTTTGTAATCATTATGGCTGCCTGTCCAGCATCAGATTTTACAAACTCAGTTACTGAACCAATAAAATTAGTGAGAAGTATTGTCACATCTTCAACAGCGGGTCTTAATTCATCACCAAAAGCTCTTGATAAGTCCTCTGTTGCATTACTAAAGTTTTTAAATACTTGTGTTGGATCATTTTTTAATAATTCTTTTAAAAAACCACTTCCCTCATTTCCTATTCTTCCCAATGCTCTGAGAACAACATCACTGGTCAATTTGCCATCAGCAGCTAATTTTTTAAGCTCACCAATAGTAACGCCAAGTTCTTCAGCAATAGGAGCAAGAACAGTTGGTACTTGTTCTGAAACACTCCTAAATTCATCACCAGCCAGCCTTCCTGAGCCAAGAGCCTGTGCTAGTTGTCTAAATGCGTTTGATGATTCTATCGCTGATGCACCAGCTAATTTAGCAGCTGTATTAAATCCAAAGAACACAGTTCTTATATCTTCAACTGATGTTCCAAGTGGAGCTAATCTTGCTGTTATATCTGTCACGCCCTCAAGAGCTTCAACGGCACTAAGACCAAAAGCTTTCTGTGCATCTGCCGCAATCTTTTGTGACTTTGCAAAATCTGCACTGCTTTTTGTAAGCAATCCTAGTCTTACATTTAACTTTTCAAAATTTGCTGATGTATTTACCGCTTGCCTACCAATCAAAACTATACCAGTCGCAGCAATGGCGGTTCTAAGGCCATTAAATGAGTTCTGTAATTTATTTGTTTGATTTTGTACACCATTCAACGCCCTAGTTGCACCGCTGGCATCAACTCTTAATTTAACGACTGCTTCTGCCACAAATAAAAAAACCTTTATCCTATATTACCTTGAATTGCGTTTTTGTCGTTGCAAAGCCTTTTTTTCTTCGTCAGTTTTTATTTCATAATATCCAGCCCAATAAATAAGCTCTGCCTCAGTCATACCCATTCTGAGTTCTTGCACTGTTTTACCAAGTTCTGTTGCTAGGAAAAACTCAAACCTAAGCCAAGTGTCCCCTTTTATTCTTTTTTTGCTGTATCAATATCTAATTCGATTTCATTTAAAAACAACTCAAGCTCATTTAAGACTTTTTCTGGAAGCTGTCTTTGTAATATAGGAGCATCTGACATATCAAAAGCTGGTGTTCCATCTTCTTTTTCTGCCATTTGACAAAGAAGTTGAGTTGATACAATTAAAGCATCAGCATTTGGGCCAGCTAATTGCTGTGCCTTTACTCTTGCGTATCTTGTAATCGGCTTAAAATATAAAGATAGTTTGACTTCTCCTTTAGAATTTTTAACATCAAATTTTCTTCTTGTGACCATTTCATCTTGAAACGCCCCTAGCAGTATGTCTGCGGTTCTTTGTGTTGCCATAAATAAATGCGAAGAATTTTACTTTTAAATTGCTGATGTGATTTGGCCTGTTGGCTTGAATGTAATGTTGATTGTACTGACATCACCTAAGGTAGAACCTTGTTCAAAATTTGTGATAAGACCGTTAAAACTGATCTTTTTACTTGAAGCTCCACTGTCAGGAAAAAGCTCAAAAAGTGCTGTTGCATTGTCACCAGTGGTCAAGATGCCGTCCATAAATGTTGCAGTCTCTCCAGATGCAGCGTTGTCATATTGAAGAACAGCAGATCCTTCACCCTCAATAAGTCCACCAACAAAAGATTTGAAAGTGTCACCTTGAACAGTTGTTTCTTGTGTATCTTTGGTGATAGACATAGACCATTCTCTTGTGCCAGCAACAACTCCAACTGATGACCCACCGTCATCAAATTTGACTTGTCCGACATCACCTTTTACAGCAGCCATAACAATAAAAAAAATATTTATAAATATATTAACCTTTTTTTGGTTTTTTTACAGCTTTTGATTTTAAAGCTTCCATATATCGTCTGCATTGAGGGTCCCAGTATTTTGGATCTCTTCTCCCCTTAACAGCCTCAATAGCGTCAAGCATCTCTTCTGTAATTTCAATCATGATGTAAGTGCCTCATATAATTCAAATGTTACTCTTATTTGTGTTTGAAATTTGCCTTCTGGATTAGATTGAAATATCTCTGGGCCTACTGGTGGATCAAAACGTACATCAGAAACTGTGATCCTGTTGAATAAATTTCTAAGTCTTTGAGCAATCGCAAAATTTTCCCCTGCTCCTACTCCTTGTTTTGTATAAATATTAAAAATAATAAGACCAACAACAAGATTTGTTGCACTGGTATTTGTTCCTTGTGTAAGGTATTCACTTGATCCAAAGCTAGTGATACATTGAATATATTGATCGACATTTGAAGCATCAAAAGGTGTGTTGTTAAATACTAATGGAACAAAAGGGCCATCAGTAAATTCTTCAGTCAATCTTTTCTCTATAGTTTTTCTTACTACATTTAAATCTATTGCTGCCATCAAATACGCCTCCTAAGTTGTTGCATGACATATTGCTCAAGTTCCTTACCTATAAGCTCAGGAAAACCAGCAACAGTGTTTTGTCTTGTTCTATATTGACCACCCCATGATGGTGGTAAGTTCACGCCAAAGCAAACAGGCTCTGCATAAACTAAATTATTAGTTACTTCACCTTTAAATGGTTCTATTTTTGTTTGCCATGCAGCCCTCAACCTACCAGTATCTACTGGAGTTGCTTTTTTTACCCTTGCTGTCCATTCAAGAGTTGTAGCTTGAACAAGGTCAACAACTGTATCTCTGAAAAAATCGTCAATTTGATCTAATCTGATCTGTCTAGCCATGACTACCTCAGAAAAATATCAAAGCTGATAGCTGTATTATTTTGCTCATTTGTATTGATCTGAACCACCTTATATTCAGTTCCGCTTATAACAACCCGATCAAATGTTGTAGGAGTAAAAGTTATATCACCAGCAGATATAGTAAGTCGTTTGTCTTGACTAGAAACTAGATCAGTTACCTCAGACCTCGTTACATTGCTCACCACACCCTTTATACTGACATCTGTTTTAACTTCACTCATTGAGCCAGTGGTAGGGTTGTATATTCCAGTCGTCACTCTTCTATAAGTTATAGACCCACCAGTCGCCTTAATTGCTGCTGACGCTGCTTTCTTAAGTGCTGATGCAATGCTCATAGGTAATAAGCTATAACTTGACCACTTGCAAGGGTAATACTCGTAATAACTCCACAAACTTCAGTTGAAGCTTTCATTGTAATGCCAGCGATTGTTGAAGAACCGTTCTCTGTTATATTCTCAGCAACAAAAGTAGCACTGGCATCAGCAAGGCAATGAACTTTACCAAATCTGCCAGTATGGGCATTTGTATCTGTGATGATGATTGCTGCTGGATAGTCGTATGGCATTTTTAAGAC